AGCGTCTCCAAGCCTGTACGGCTTTCTGTCCAACTCGACCCCTTATGTCCGAATCACTCTCCGTAACGTAGTCACGCAGCGTGACCGTTGCACAGAGCTACTAGGTTCCTGCTAGGCTGGATCACATGCCCGTAACCGGAGTCGCTCAGAAGGTCGACCGTTCGCAGGTGCGGCACCGTAACCCGACGGTCGCCGATTGGATCGACGTCGACAACATCCCCTTCGAGGGCGCACCGCCGCTGCGCGATCGGCAGACCGGCGGCGTCTCTGTGATGGACGTCGGCGCCGCAAACTCGGAGGACTGGCCGCAGGCCACGCTCCTGTGGTGGCGGTCGCTGTCGCGCATGCCGCACTGCAAGCTGTGGGGCGAGTCCGAGTGGTCGTTCGCGATGGACACGGCCGAGATCCACGCGCGCACGATGGAAGGCTGGCGCGGTTACACCGGGCCGAGCCTGACACAGCGGGAAAAGCAGATGGGCGTGACGGCCGACTTCCGCCGCGGGCTGCGCATCCGTTACGTCGAGCCGAAGGACAAGGCGACCGTCGCCGAGGCTGAGGCTGCCGGCGAGGGCGCCGACGTCATCCAAATGAGCGGATACCGTGACCTATGAGCTTCCTCAAGGTGCAGAACCTCCCCGGTCCCGGCGGCGAAGGTCGCGTGTTCCTGGCGTGGCCGATGGATGTGGTCGAGGCATTCTGCACGTCCGCCGACAGCGCCGAGCTGCCCAGTGAGCAGCGGGTGATCGTGGCCGGCACGGGCCGCTGCGCCGCGCACGTCAACGCCCCGGACCCCTGCCTGTTCGCCGAGCGCATGCCGCCCGAATGCCCGCATCCGGTGGTGACGCGTCCCGACGGCGAGGGCCTCGTGCGCTGCCTCACCTGCGGCGCCGACAGCGTGCCCGTGCCCGACAACCTCCGCCGGCTCACCTCTACGGGCGCCGCCGCGCCGCAGGGCCCCGACGAGTCCTTCGAGGCGATCATCGGCGACCCGGACGCCGACCACTCGTCGCTGCTAACTCCCGAGGGGTCGTGATGCGCGGTCGCTTCCCGGTCCTTCCCGACGACGATCGACGCTTCGCGGCCGCGTCACACGACGCGTCGCCCGTCGACCAGACGCTGCAGGCGCGACAGCTACCGAAGGTGCCCGGTTGGGTCGAGGACCCTGACAAGTGGGCCACCCTCGACCGCGCCACCCGGCGGCAGCTCGAGCGGCACCACCGGAAGGTGAGCGGCCGATGACCTCGGCGACCCTCGATCGCCCGGGGGTCGCCGACCTCATGCTTCCGGGGTACCGCATCGACCCCTGGTACGGCACCTCGGCATGGGTGACGCTCCCGTGGCCGCTCGATCCCGCCGAGAAGGCCCGCCTGATCGCGAACAGCCTCGGCCCGGGGGTCATCGACTGGGCGGAGGGGCGCCGGCCCGACATCGGCCCGGGACTCATCGACTACCAGACGGGCGCCCCGTGGCGGTACACCGACGGGCAGAAGCGCTTCCTCATCCTTTGGTACGCCTACGACCGTAACGGCCGGTTCATCTACCGCCGCGGGGCGAAGCGCGGAGCGAAGGGCACGGGCAAAGACCCGTTCGGCGCCTCGGTCTGCGACGCCGAGCTCGTCGGCCCGACGCAGCTCATGTGGGACGACGAGCGCGGCGAGTGGTACGGCGAAGTGCACGCGATGCCGCTCGTGCAAATTGCAGCCAACAGCGAGGCGCAGGCCAAAGACGTGCTCGTCATCGCGAACGCGATGTTCAGCCGTGACGCCCGCGCGCACTACGGCCTCGACGTCGGCAAGACGCAGACCTACATCAAAGACACCGGCGGCCGGATGGAAGTGCTGACCGCCTCGGAAATGACCGCCGAGGGCGACCCGGCGACGTTCATCTTCCTGAACGAGACGCACCACATGACCGAGAGCAACGGCGGGCACCGCACGGCGAAGGTCGCTCGCCGGAACGTCGGCAAGTCGCCGAAGGTCATTCAGGCCCGCACCCTCGACGGCACGAACGCGCACGCGCAAGGCGCCGACTCGATCGCCGAGCGCACCTTCGATGCGTGGCAGAAGCAGGTCGTCGCGCACGCCGAGAACCCGCTCGTGCCGATCGACATCCTCTACGACTCGATCGAGGCCCCGCCCGACACGAACATTTTCGACCCCGTGAGCCTGCGTGCCGGCCTGCGTGCCGCGTACGCCGATGCGCACTGGGCGGACCTCGAGCGCCTGTTCGGCGAGGTGCTCGATCCTGAGCTTCCGCCGGCAGACGCCATCCGCTACTACCTGAACGGGCTCGGCGCCGCCGAGGACGCATGGGTGGATCCGCGCAAGCTCGACGCCCTCGCTCGGCCGATGGTCAAGGTCGCCGAGAAGGAGCAGATCGCGATGTTCCTTGACTGCTCGAAGAGCGGGGACGCGACCGGCCTCGTCGGCTGCCGGCTGCGTGACGGGCACGTGTTCAAGCTCGGCGTGTGGCGACCGCCGCCCGGGAAGGCGAGCGAGGGCTGGCTCGTACCCCGCGAGCAGGTCGACGAGGTCGTGCGCCACGCCTTCGGCTACTACAGCGTCGTGTGGTTCGGCGTCGACCCCAGCCCCGCGAAGGACGACGAGACCGAGGCGCTCTATTGGATGCCGCTCATCGACACGTGGCACCGCGACTTCCACCGCCGACTCAAGGTCTGGGCGACCCCGGGCGCCCGCATCGGTAACAGCGTGCTCTTCGATATGCGGATCAAGACCGTCGGCGGACAGGAGCGTAACCGCCAGTTCACGCAGGCGGCGATGCAGACCGTCGAGGACATCGAGCAGCTCGGCGCCGCAGCGTTCACGTGGGACGGCGACGGGGTCATGATGAGCCACTTCCACAACGCCAAGCGGCGGCCGAACCCGTGGGGCGTCAGCCTCGGCAAGGTCACCCGCGACTCGAAAAAGCACGTCGACCTCGCCGTCTGCGCGGTCGGCGCGCGGATGGGCCGTAGGATCGTGCTCAACAGTGGCAAGGTCAGGATTCGCCGCGAGGGCGCGCGCAGCGGGAAGGCGGTCTTTTAGTGCTGACCGAAGACGAGGCCATCGCCGCCGCGAGCAGCTTGCGGGGCAGCCTCGAAACGGAGCGAAACGATTTCGACGTGCTGCGCCGCTACGCGACCGGTCAGCAGGCGTTGCCGCTCGTCGTGCCCCGTGAGGCGCCCGCCGAGGTGCGTGAGCTCGCCCGGACCGCGCGGATCAACCTCATCGCCATCGTGATCAATTCGCTCGTGCAGTCGCTGTACGTCGACAACATCCGGGTCGCGGACAGCGGGCCGGCACGCAAGCCGGCAGACCCGACGGCGCCGCCGGATCCGAACCTCGACGACCCCGACAAGGCGATCGAACCCATCTGGCAGGCGTGGCAGCGTAACCGCTTCGATCGCGCCCAGGGCGGTCTCTACCGTGCGGTCTTCCAATACGGGCACGGTTACACGGTCGTCACCCCCGGCGAGCCGACGCCGGTCATGCGGGCGGTCTCGCCGCGGCGCATGACTGCGCTCTACGACGACGACGCGCCTGATTTCCCCGTCATGGCGCTCGAATGGCGCAAGGGGCGGGGCAACTTCTACCGGCTGTACGCCGAGGACGATGCCGGCGACGTCGGCATCTACACGCTCGGGTATGACCCGGAAAAGAAGCGTTTCGCGCTGTTGCAGATCGCGTCGCTCGACCTCACGTACGTCCCGGTCATCCGGCACATTCCGAACGAAGACCTCGACACCGATGACGAGCCGGTAGCCGTCCGCGCGACGGGCTCGGCGCAGAACACGACCGTATCGGTGCTGACGGCGGGCGAGGTCGCCCCGCTGATGACCTTGCAGGATCAGACCGACATCACGAGCTTCGCGCTCAAGTCGGCCGAGTGGTACTCAGCCTTCCGGCAGCGGTACATCAAAGGATGGACCCCCGAGGACCGCGCAGCGAAGATGCGGTCGGCCGCTTCGCAACTCTGGACCTTCGAGGATCATCCCGACGACATCGCCCTCGGCGAGTTCTCGCAGACCGACCTCTCGGGCTTCCTGGCCTCGCGCGAGTCGGTGCTCAAGTACGCCGCCACCCTCTCCGAGACGCCCGTACACGAGCTGATCGGCGAGCTCGTCAACCTCTCCGCCGAGGCTCTTGCGGCGGCGGAGGCGGGCCGCGACCGGAAGATCGAGCTCGCCAAGACCTCGCTCGGCGAGTCCATCGAGCAGCAATCGCAGGTCGTCGGCGACCTCATGGGGGTCGACGTTCCCGACGACATCGAGACCGTGTGGCGCGACACCTCGGCCCGCGCCTTCGGCGCCGTAGTCGACGGGCTCGGCAAGATCGCGCAGATGCTCAACGTGCCGGCCGAGATGCTGTGGGACCGGATCCCGGGCACGACGCGGCAGGACGTCGAGCGGTGGAAGGCCCGCGCCGCCGAGGGCGACTCGCTCGGGCAGTTGACGAGCCTGCTCAACGCGCAGGCGGGTGGCGCCGCCGGCAACCCGCCGACGACGACCAACCCGGACGGCACCACGACCCGCCCGGGTGGACTCATCCTGCCGCCCGGCGCGAGGGCGTAATGGCGCTGACGGCGGCCGGCACGGTACTCACCCGGGCCAATCAGGCGGCGCAGCTCGCGCAGCGGGCGCAGTCCCTGCAAGGTCTGCTGAAGCTGTGGTCGATCGTCGATGTGACCGACCTCGCAGGCACGATCGACACCTTCGCGCAGGCTGCCGCCCTGCTTGCCGGCGAGGGTTTCGACAAGTCGGCCGCCGCGGCGGCGAACTACTACGGCCTCTTCCGCCGCGTCGAGGGCGCCGGGACGATAGTCGCCGTGCCGACCGCGCCGCGCCTGCCCGCCGACTACGTCACGGGGCAACTGCGCGGCGCCGCACTCAAGGGCATCATCGACGCCCGCAAGGCGGGCATGGCGGAGGGCGACGCGAAATCGCAGGGCCTCGTGCGCGTGGCGGGCGCGCTTGCGAAGATCGTGCTCACGGGCGGATGGATGACCATCACGGGCGCCGTCCGGACCGATCAGAAGGCGCTCGGGTGGTCGCGGGCGACGAGCGGCGACCCGTGCACGTTCTGCCGGCTGCTCGCCTCGCGCGGTCCCGTGTATAAGTCGGAGAAATCGGCCGATTTCCAAGCGCATGATCACGACGCCTGCATGCCCGAGCCGGTCTACGCGGGCGATCCGGTCAACCTCGGTGTCGCCGCACAGTCCGCCACTTACCTCGACGAGTACAAGACTGCGCAGGCATGGGCACGTAGCTCTGGCACAATGTCGGCAGGTACGAGCAATAATGCACTCAACAACTACCGGCGATGGCTCGACAACGGTCGGCCGGAACCGGGGCAAACTACGGCGCCGAGCGCCGGTAACGACGGAGGCAATCCGGGTGACAACTGAAGACGACGACAGCAAGACCGAGCCCACATTCACGCGGGCGCAGATGGCGAAGATGGTCGCTGCGCAGGTGCGGGAAAAGCTCGCGGCGGCGCTGTCGGAATACGGCGATCTCGACGAGCTCAAGCGCAAGGCGGCCGAGGCCGACAAGAGCAAGTCGCAGCTCGACCGGATCGAGGAGCAGCTCAAGGCGTCCGAGGCGCGGGCGGCGAAGGCGGAGCGCGACGGTCTCATCCGTGAGGTCGCCGACGAGCTCGGCATCCCGCTGCGGCTCGCCAAGCGCCTCGAAGGCGGCACGAGGGCCGAGCTGCTCGCGGACGGCCGGGACACGATGGAAGAGCTCGGCATCAAGCCGAACAAGGGCAAGGCCGGCACGACCAGGGACGCGAACGAGGACACGAAGGGGGACGGCACCGACAGCGACGACGGCACCGAGGACGAGCCGCAGCAGCAGGACGAGGCGACCAGCCGGCAGACCGCCGCCGCGACCCGTACCGCACGCCCCCGCGAGAACCTGCGCGGCGGCGCCCCCCGGACCGATACGAAGCCCGAGGAAACCGACCCGATGAAGCTCGTCGAGAACATCCCTCGGCGATAACGACAAGGCGGTACGGCCGAACCGACCGCTAGAGAACAGGAGTAACCCGACGTGGCTAACACGTTTCTCAAGCCTTCGGTGATCGCCAACACGGCGATCGGGCTGCTGTACCGCGAGCTCGTCGTCGCCCGCACCCTCTGGACCGACGCGGTCAACCCGGGCGAGTTCACGGGCGCGCTCAACGACACGGTCAACATGCGCATCCCCGCCCGGCGCACCGCCCGCAAGCGCACCCTGCGCGCCGGCACACCGATCACGAACGACGTCTCGGTCGAGTTCTCGATCCCGGTCACGCTGGACACCGACGTCTACAACGGTGCCCCGATCACCGACGAGGAGCTCACCCTCGACATCCGCGACTTCGCGTTGCAGGTGCTCAACCCGCAGATCCGCGCGGTCGCCGAGGGCCTCGAGGACGAGGCGATCAACGAGATCGAGAACGCGACCTACCGGTCCGACATGATCGTCAACCCGGATTGGACCGAGTTCAAGGTCGGCGGGCGTACCGACTGGTACCTCGTCGCGGCCCGCGCTGCGAAGCTGCTCGACAAGAAGCACGTGCCGGCCGCCGACCGCACCCTGCTCGTCGGCGCCGACGTCAAGGAGCAGATCATCACCGACGACCGCTTCAGCCGTTTCGACGGCATCGGCCAGTCGGCGACCGACGCCCTGCGCGAGCGGACCATCGGCCGGATCGCCGAGTTCAACGTCGTCCCCTCGACCGACATCGACGACGGCGCGGCCTACGCGTACCACCGCACCGCCTTCGTGCTCGCCACCCGGGCGCCGGCCGTGCCCCGCGGCGCGAATGCCGTCAGCGTCCGGACCATCGGGCAGGCGGGCGGCGCCATGGGCTACTGGGACGGCGTCTCGGTCCGGTGGCTGTCCGACTACGACTACACGAACACGACCGACCGGTCCCTCGTCAACGCGTGGGTCGGCACCGCGACCGTCCTCGACCCGGACAGCCCGAGCAACCCGGCGAGCACGAAGTCGCTTCAGCGCGCGGTGCAGATCATCGACGGTTCGTGACCTCTCCGCACGACGGCGCGGCAGCGTCCCGCGAGCTCATCCGTGAGCTTCGGGACGCTGCTGAGCAGCGCCTGCTAGCCGATATCCCTCGCACGTTCGTCCCGGACGCGGCGGGCGGCGACCCGATCCCATGGTGCGACAACCAGAGAGAGGCCCCGGACGATGGCGGGCTTTACGAGTAGCGGTCTCAACGACGCGGTCAACGGCATCGCCGCCGCCGCGACCTACATCTCGGCGCACACCGCCGACCCGTCGACCGGCGGCGGCAGCGAGGTCACCGGCGGCAGCTACGCGCGGCAGCAGACGACGTGGGGCGCCGCGAGCGCGGGCGCGCGGATCGGCTCGCAGGTCGGCATCCCGGTCCCGGCCGCCACGACCGTCACGCACTGGGGACTGTGGACGGCGGCGTCCGGCGGCACGTTCAAGGGCGGCTTCGCCCTTGCCGGCGGCAGCGAGTCGTTCACGAACGCGGGCACCCTGAACCACACCCCGACGCTCAGCGTTGCCGCGGGCTGAGCGTCGGCATGTCGACGCTCTTCGGTGGTGTCGCGCCCGCAGGCGCGCAGTTCACCGACGGCTCGCCCGGTATCACCGTCTGTACGACGTTCACCTTCCACGAGGCGGGCGTCGGCGTGGCCGGTCAGGTCACCGAGGTGTGGTGGTACTGCGGCGCGAACACGGGCGGCACGTGGACGGCGCTCGGGTGGGAGGTCACCCACAACGACGTGGGCGGAGCGGGCGCGGGAACGTTGGTAGCCAATCAAGCGTTCGTCGGAACCCCGACGCCGAACGCGTGGAATAAGATCACCCTTTCGTCGCCCGTCGACATCCCCGCCGACTACAACCGACGCTGGCGCTTCGGCATCCACAATCCGAATAACTACTGGGCAAATAACAACTTTTACGAAACGCACGACGAGACGAGCGCGCCGATCACGGCGTATCGCGACGACGACACCACTAGCACCCTCGGGAAGCTGTCGCAGGGGACGTTTGCGCTCGGCGCCACTCTCACGACCTATCCGGCACAGACCGGACTCAAGGCCAACTACGGCATTGACGTCACGTTCTTCGCGGGCGGCGCGCCGCCGGAGGACCACACGAGCACGGGCACCGCGCTGGCGACCGCGACCGCCTCGGCGACCGACTCGACCGTACGCGTCTCGTCGGGAACGGCCGCTGCAGGCGCGACGGCTAGCGCCGCCGTCAGTCCCCTGCGGCCGACGACCGGGACCGCCCGCGCCACTGCGACCGCCGCCGCATCCGTCACGGCGGCGCACACCTCGGCCGGCACGGCACTCGCGGTTGCCACCGCAAGCAACTACACGGCAGGCGGCACCCGGGGCCCTCGCGTCGTGAGCCGTAGCAGCAACCGCCCCCGTATCGTTACCCGCGCACAGCTCGCGACCTAGGGGAGGCACCGTGCAGCGTTTCGACCTCGGCGACCCGGTGCCGCTTCAGTACGTCGCGACCAATCCGGACACGGGCGCGCCGATCGGCGTCACGGGCGCGCTGCTGCTCACGAAGCCCGACGCGACGACCTACAACGGCGTCCCCCAGTCCGGCGGCACGGGCATCGTGAACGTCGAGATCCCCGCGACCGAGGTGACGCAGCTCGGCCGCTACAAGTACACGTGGACGATCACGGGCGGGCTCGACGACAGCGATACCGGCTACTTCTACATCGCCGCCGCCGAGGACGAGGCACCGCCGCTCGCTTCGTTCGGCATGCTCGCCCGCAAGCTCGGCGCCCTGCCCGAGGATTTCGACGAGACCGAGCGCGCCCGCGGCGAGTACCTGCTCGACGAGGCGAGCGAGCTGATCCGCGACCTCACCAGCAAGACGTGGCTCACGCCGGCGAACGCGCTCGACAGCGTGCCGCGGCCGGTCGCTCGGGTGTGCGTCGCCGCCGCCGCCCGCGCCTTCGAGAACCCGCACGGCCTGACGCAGCGGTCGATCGGCGACAGCTCGAAGAGCTACGACCGCAGTCAGCGCGAGGGCGGCGAGATCGTCTACCTCACCGAGACCGAGCAGCGCACCGTGCTCAAGGCGGCGGGCATCTCGACGTTCGTCGCGGTCACCCTGACGAGCCCGTACAGCTCGGATATCGCGCTCAACGTGTGGGACGAGGTGACGGCGGAGTGATCGGTGGCGAGATCGGGCTGCACGAGCTGACCCGCCGGTTTAAGGTCATGCGCCCGACGACCACGAGCGACGACGTCGGCGGCAGCTCGGTCACCGAGCAGCAGGTCGGCGGCATCATCCGGGCGAAGGTGAGCCAGCCGGCAGGCGTCGAGCAGCTCGAAGCGATGCAGGCCGGCACGTCCTTCGCGGTCATCGTGCACCTGCGGCCGAACACTGACGTCCGCCGTGGCGATCACCTCGTAGCGCTCGATGACGGCGACGACCTGCGGGTCAAGTCGACCGTGATGCCGAGCGAGGCGGTCTACCTGCGGGCGGACTGTGAGCAGATCCAGAGCGAAGGGGGCACGCCGTGAAAAGTGAAACCGATTCATCCCTCGATGTCCGGGACTGCGCGACGTCTGAGGCGCCGACGTGGACGATTCTCGTGCCGACCCTAGGTCAGCGCGAGCACCTGTTCGCGAGGCTTATGGGCGTGCTGCTGCCGCAGCTCGACGAGCACGAGGGGCGCGTGCGCGTGCTGGCGTGGCGCAACAACGGGCAGCCGTCGATCAGCGAGATACGCGACGCGCTGCTCGCGGCGGCCGGCACCGACTACGTCTCGTTCGTCGATGACGATGACCTCGTCCCTGAGTACTACGTCGCCGAGATCGTCAGGGCCCTCGACGAGCGTCCCGATCACGTTGGATTCAAGATCAAATACACCACCAATGACGAGCACGGGGAGATAGTCGACCATTCGCTCAGGTGGGGCAAATGGGGACGCACCCTTGACGGGCAGCTCCACCGTGACGTCACACACATCGACCCCGTGAAGACCGACCTCGCGGTGCGCGGTCGCTTCTATGCCCGCCGCGGGCGAGCCGAAGATCGCGTGTGGGTCAAGCAGGTACGGCAGCACCTCGCGACCGAGGTCTACATCGACAAGATCATGTACTTCTACCTCTACCGCGACGACACGACCGCGTGGCGCGAGCCCGACAAGATCCGCCCTGTCGCGGGCCGTCCGCATGTCGATAGCCCGTACTTCGCGTGGCACCCGGGAAGTGACACATGATCATCGTCGTCCCGACCCGGTCGCGCCCGCAGAACGTGCTGCCGATGGTCGCCGCCTTCGCCGAGACCGAGGCCTTCGCCGACGGCGTCGAGCTGTACTTCGTCGCCGACCGCGACGATCCCGCCTTCGAGGCGTACGCCGTGGCGGCACACGACGCGTCGCGCGTCGCCGGTGACGCGCGACGCGTCATCCTGCTCGACGCCTCGCAGCACGAGCAGCTCGTGCCGAAGCTCAACAAGGCGGCGCACTACCTGTGCATCACGCGGCACCCGAAGCACATCGGCTTCATGGGCGACGACCATCGCCCGCGTACGCCCGGGTGGGCCCGTATCTACCGTGCCGCCCTCGACGAGCTCGGCACGGGCATCGTGTCCTGCCCGGACGGCTACCGCCCGGACGACCTGCCGACGCAGTGGACGATGACCGCCGACATCGTCGAGGCCCTCGGCGGCCGGATGGTGCCGGCCCCGGTCGAGCACCTCTACTGCGATGACGCGATCCGCGACCTCGGCAAGGCGGCCGACTGCTACCGCTACCTCGCCGGCTGCCTCATCGAGCACGTGCACCCGGTCGCCGGCAAGACCGAGACCGACGAGCAGTACGACCGCGTGAACAGCAGGAACCAGTACCGGAGGGACCGGCCGAGTTACCGTACGTGGAAACGCGACGGCGGGCTCGCTTGGGACGCTCAGACCGTCGTCAACCTCCGTACGCAGAAAGGCACGCCATGACCACAGAGATCGTCGTAGCGACCCGCAGCGGGCTCGCTGAGGGCCCCGACGGCGCGAAGTACCGCCTCGCCCGCGGCCGGACCCTCGCCGACGCCCGCCACCCGCTCGCCGCCGCGCACCCTGAACTGTTCGCGCCGTACACGATCGACCTGCCGTACGAGGGCGACGAGGCGTCGAGCGCGGCCGGGGCCGACGGATACAAGGGCCCCGACGCGCAGGTTCTCGAAGACGCGCGAGCCAGCCTCGAAGAGGCGCAGGGAACCGCCGAGCTCTACCGTGCGCAGCTCGCCGCCATCGCCGACGGGCTGCACGAGCGCGGCCTCGTGCCGGCCGACCTCGACACCGAGCGCGAGGGCTGGCTCGCCGAGCTCGTGTTCGCGGTCATCGACCGGCAGCAGGCCGGCGCCGAGCCTCAGGTCGAGGCGCCGACCGTCGAGCCCGGACCGCTCCCGCGCCCGCGCAAGCGCGCGGCGCGCCCCCGGACGGCCGAGTAGCGATGGCGATCGTCCGCAGGAAGACCGTCACGGTCAAGGGCCTGCCGAAGCTGCTCGTCAAGCTCGGCCGCCTCGGCGACGTGGTCGACGCCGCGAGCCGCCGCGCGGTCAAGGCCGAGACGTACGACGTGCGCGACGACATGAAGCGCGGGGCCCCGTTCAAGACGGGCGCCCTGCGCGAGTCGATTCAGGCCGAGTACGACGACAGGGCGATCCGAGGCCGCGCGGTCGCGACCGCGCGGTACGCCGGCTTCGTCGAGAACGGCACCGACGACACGCGCGCGCAGCCGTTCGCGCAGCCCGCCGCCGAGGTGTCGCGCCGCCGCTTCCCGAAGCGCACGAAGGCCGAGGTCATTGCGGGGTTGAAGGCGCTATGAGCATCACGATGCACAGTCCGATCACCGCGATTCAGAAGGTCATCGTCGCGACGCTCCGCGGCGATGCCACCCTCGCGGCCCTGCTGGCGCCCATCAAGGGCGTCACGCCGAACACGCCGGCTGTTGTCGACCAACCGCCGGAGGGGCAGCTCAAGCCCTACATCCGCGTCGGCGATCAGCTCTCGATCCCCGATCACGACCACACCTCGGGCGGTCGGGAGGTCACGTGCACCTTGCACGTGTGGACGAAGGAGCGCAGCAGCAAGCCAGGGCAGACGATCGCCGACCGGGTGACCGAGCTGCTCGACCATCAGGTTGCCTCGTTCTCGGCCCCGCTCGAGGCCCTCGGGCACCGATGCGTGACCATCCGGCAGGAATTCGATCAGGCGCTCGAAGACCCTGACCCCGAGATCAGGCATCATGTACTCAGGTTCCGCATTCAGACACAGCAGCTCACGTAGAGGAGGCGCCGCCGATGAGCGGTCGCGACGGGTTCGGCACGCATTTTCGGCGCGCCACTACGATCACTCCGGGCACCACCTTCGAGACGATCGCCAACGTCACGAACATCAAGGGCCCGGACCGCAAGCGGGAGACCATCGACGTCACGGCGCACGACTCGCCGAACGGTTGGATGGAGTTCATCGGCGGGCTCAAGGATGGCGGCGAGATTCAGCTCGACATCAATTACGACCCCGAGCAGACGACGCACGACCTCGACGACGACTTCGACGACGCCGCGCCGCGCAACTATCGCATCGTCCTGTTCCCGGGAACCGCCGACGAGTGGACGTGGACCATCAAGGGGATCATGACCAACCTCGGTGACGAGTTCCCGTACGACGACAAGATGGGTCGTAGCATGACCATCAAGGTCACGGGCAAGCCTTCGCTCGACCAGTCGAGCGGCAGCTAGGCACAAAGGGAGAGAAAAGCACGATGACAGAACCCAACATGACCGCGACGGACACGCCCGAGGAATTCCTCGGGCGTGACGCGATCATCGACGCCGACGACCGCAGTTACGAGTCGGTCGACGTCCCCGAGTGGGGCGGAAAGGTGCGCGTGCGCGGCCTGACCGGTGCACAGCGGGACGCCTACGAGGAATCGCTCGTCATCACGAACGGAAACAGCCGGAAGGTCAACCTCGCGAACGCCCGCGCCAAGATGTGCGTTCTCGCGATCGTCGACCGCGAGGGCCGGCAGGTGTTCTCGGCCGACGACGTGCGGGCCCTCGGCCGCAAGAGCGCGGCGCCGATCGAGCGCGTCTTCGACGTCGCCCGCCGGCTGAGCGGCATGTCCGACGAGGACGTCGAGAAGCTGACGGAAAATTTCGGCAGCGACCCGAGCGACGGCGGTACTTCCGACTAGCCCTCGCGCTCGGGTGCACGGTCGACGAGCTGCTCGCCCGGATCACCTCGCGCGAGCTGACCGAATGGGAAGCGTATGAGGCCGTAAACGGTCCGATCGGCGGCGAGCGGCTCGACCAACTGTTCGCGATGCTCGCCTCGGTCATCGCGAACGTGAACCGCAGCAAGAAACAGCGGCCCTACACGGCCGAGCAGTTCCTGCCGAAGTGGCAGGCGAAACGCGAGACGGAGAATGGCGAGCTCGACCCCGAGCAGTTGCTTCGCACGGTCAAGCGCCTGCACAAGGCGATGGGAGGTGGCTAGGTGTCGACTCTCGCTGATCTGCTGATCGAGATCGGTATCGACGTGGACGACGTCCGCAAGGGCGCCAAGACCGTCGGTAACGACCTCTCGAAGGCGTTCACGAAGGTCGACGGCGTCGCCGGCAAGGCGATCCGCACCCTCGCCGGAATGTCCGCCGTCGTGCCCCTGGCGGGGGGCGCGGCGGCGGGCGTCATCAGCCTCGGCGCCGCACTCACGGCAGGGGCGGCGGCCGTCGGCGTGTTCGGGGCGGTCACCAAGACCGCGATGACCGACGTCACCGAGGCGGCTACCAAGCAGCAGGATCTGACCGACAAGATCGCGCTCTACAAGACCGAGGCGCGCCTCGCCGCGAAGGCGGGGCAGGACAATTCGAAGTACCTCAAGAAGCAGGCCGAGGCGACTCTCGAATTGCAGGCACGGCTGAAGAACCTTCCGCCCGCAACCCGCTCGGCGACCGAGGCTTTCATTCAGCTCAAGTCGGACTGGCAGGATTTCGTCGAGACGAACAAGCCTGCCGTTTTCGGCATCATGACGCGCGGATACAAGCTCATCGGCTCGACCGTACTGAAGCTCCAACCGCTCTTCGATATCGGCGAGCGAGCGGTCTCGCGCTTCCTCGGCGCCCTCGAGAACGCTGCCGACGGCGGGTTCATCGACCGCCTGATTGCGCGTGCCGGCCCAGCGATGAACTCGCTCACCAATATCGTGCTCAACCTCGGCAAGACCTTCGCCAACATCTTCGGCCGCTTCGGCGCCGAGCAGGGGCAGAGCATCCTGACGTGGCTCGACAACGTCACGGCGAAGTGGCTCGTCTGGTCGAATGCGACCGGGCAGAACTCGGGCCTCACGAAGATCGTCGACTACATGCAGAGTGAGGGCCCGAAGCTCGTCACGACGCTCGGCGACATCGCGGTTGCCGCCGTCCACATCGCGACCGCGGTCGCGCCCCTGGCGCCCGTCACGACGGCGGTCGCCTCGGCCCTCGCGCAGCTCGTCGCCGCCGTTCCGCCGAGCTGGATCACTGCGTTCGTCGCGGGCTTCCTTGCGGTCAACGCTGCGATGAAGGTCTACACCGCGTACACGATCGCCGCGCAGGTCGCGACGAAGGCGGCGGCGGTCGCGCAGGTCGCATGGAAGATCGCCCTCGGCGCCTCGAATTTCGTGCTCGCCTCGGCGCAGGTCGCCGTATACCTCGCGAAGGTCATCGCCGTCCGCGCCGCGACCGGCCTCGCGGTCGCGGCGCAGGCCCTGTGGAACGCTGCCCTCGTCGCCGGCAACTTCGCCGCGGCGACCGCGCAGCTCGCCGGTTTCCTCATCAAGCAGGGCGCGATAGCCGTCGCGACGAAGGCGTGGGCCGCCGCTCAGTGGCTGCTGAACATCGCGATGGATGCGAACCCGATCGGCCTGATCGTTCTCGGCGTCGCTGCCCTGATCGCGGTCATCGTGCTGCTGTGGAACCACAGCGAGGCATTCCGCAAGTTCTGGATCGCCGCGTGGAACATGATCAAGACTGCGGCGGTCGCTGCGTGGAATTGGATCAAGAATGCTGCGGTCGTCGTCTTCAACTTCCTCGTCGCCGCCGTCAAGAAGTACATCTCGATCTACGTCGGCGCGTGGAAGCTCGTGGCGAGCGCGGCGATAGCCGCCTGGAATTGGATCAAGACGAAGGCGTCGCAGTTCTTCAATTGGATCCTGTCCATCCCGAGCAAGATCAACTCGCGCTTGGCGTCGATGTGGAACGGGCTCAAGTCGGGTTTCCGCTCGGCGATCAACTGGGTGATCGGGAAATGGAACTCGCTGCACTTCTCGATCCCCTCGTTCACCGTGCTCGGCCACACCTTCGGCGGCGGCACGATCGGTGTGCCCGCGATCCCGCAACTCGCCAAGGGCGGCATCGTCTCGCCTCGCTCGGGCGGCACGATGGTCAACGTCGCCGAGGCGGGCGAGCCCGAGGTCGTCGCGCCGCTGTCGCAGCTTCCCGACCTTGCCGGCCGCGACGAGCGGCCGATCGTCGTGCAGATCGTGCCGGGCGGCGAGCAGGAGTTCCGGCGCTGGATCCGTAAGAGCTTCCGCGTGAAGAACGGCGGCAGCGGACAGGTGGTGCTCGCGTGACCTCGGCGATCACGGGCCTCGTCAAGCCTCGCATCGAGATCGCGCCGGGCGGCGACCCTGCCGGCGACCCCTCGCTGTGGCTGTGGCAGGACGCGGGCAAGCGCCGCGCAAAGGCCGACATCGCGATCACCGCGGGGCGCGACGACGAGGCGAGCGAGGTCGAGGCGGGCTCGCTCAGCACGACGATGGACAACCGCGACGGTCGCCTCTCGCCGCGCAACATCCTCGGCAAGTGGTACGGCAGCCTCGGCCGCGGCACGCCGCTGCGCACGGTCCTCGACCGCGTCAGCGACACGTTCACCCGCACCGTGGCGAGCGGGTGGGGCACGAGCCCGGAGGGGTTCGCGTGGACGGTGAGCGGCGGCACGGCGGCGGTGAACGGCTCGGCGGCGACGATGGTCCTCGCGACCAACAACGCCACCCGCAACGTCCTGACCGACGCGGGCTCGCCCGACGTCGAAATCGTCTGGTCGACCACGCTGCCCGTAATGCCGACGGGCGCCGCCTTCGTCTCGGCCGCTCTGCTGCGGCACACCGACGCGAGCAACTACATCCGTGCGCACGTCGAGCTGCAAGCCGCCGGCACGGTCGCCGTCAAGGTCCAGCGGGTCTACCTCGGCGCCCAGTCCGATCTGCTCGCGCTCACCGCGACCAGCGTGACCTACTCGGCCGGCACGAAGGTATGGGGCAAGGCGCGGGCCGACGGTCCGTACATCATGGTCAAGACGTGGACGGGCGCCCTGACCGACGAGCCGGCCACGTGGCAGGGCGTCACGACCGACGACTCGGTCGAGGGCGCGGGCGCCGGGTGGTTTGGCTGGCGGATCAACACGAACGCCGGCACCTACACCGCCAACATCGACGACTTCACGCTTACCAACTTGCTGTGGTCCGGCAACGTGCCCGAGTGGTCGCCGAGGTGGCCCGAGAAGAGTGGCACCGACTCGACCGTTCCGGTCGCCGCCGCGGGCATCCTGCGGCGGCTCTCGCAGGGCGCGAGCCCGGTCAAGAGCCCGCTCTACAACCAGCTCTCCTCGATGCCCTCGCGCGGCGTCACGACCTTCGGCTACTACCCGCTCGAGGAGTCGGCGGGCGCGACCCGCCCCTCCGAGGCGAGCGGCGGCACGCCGGCGAGCGTCTATGACGTGAGCTTCGCCGGCGACGACACGCTCGCCGGCTCGGCGCCGACCGCCGTGCTCAACACCGCGGCGAGCTCGATCATCAATGTCCCGATCCGCAGCGTCACGAGCGGGTCGTCGACCGGGTTCGCCTGCTTGTGGTTCTTCCGGATGGACTCGCTCCCCTCGGTCGACACCGAGATGGTCGAGATCAAGGCGGCCGGGACGATGTCCCGCTTCGAGGTGCACGTCGATGCGACCAACGTCTCGTGGAAGGCCTACGACAACACGAATGCGCTGCTCACCTCGGGCGGCCCGGCGATCTACGTGGTCGACCCGACCAAATGGGTCGCGATGCAGATGGAGACCAACGTCTCGGGCGGGACCGTCACGGTTTCGCTCATCTGGCATCAAGTCGGCAGCAGCACGTTCTACGCCCTGAACAACACCTACTCGGGCACCTCGCAGCGGCCGACGTACTTCTCGATGCTCAGCGGCACCGACAACTGGTCGGCCGCTCATCTGTGGTTCGGCAGCAACGCACTCCCCTTCGTCGACTCGACATTCATGCTCGTCGCGGACGGCTACCGCGGCGAGGAGGCCGGCACGCGCTTCGCGCGCTTGTGCACCGAGAACAACGTCCCCGCGTACGTGCTCAGCGGCAGCACCGAGCCGATGGGCCGGCAACCCATCACGAAGCTCGTCGACCTGCTGCGCGAGTGCGAGGCGGCCGATCAGGCGCTGCTGTGCGAGCGCGGTAACGCGCTCATGTTCGTCCCGCGCGTGCGCCGGTACAACCCGTCGACCACCCTCGCCCTCGACTGGTCCCTCGGGCACCTCGACGACGCGCCCGAACCGACCGACGACGACCAGCGGCTACGGAACCTCATCACGGTCGCGCGGTCGAGCGGCTCGTCGGTCACCCTCTCCGATCAGTCGTCGATCGACGCGACGGGCACGTACGACGATAGCGTGACCCTGAACATCGCCTACGACGATCGGCTCACCGACTTCGCCTCGTGGCTGCTCAGCCTCGGCACGGCGGACTATCTACGCTGGCCGAGAATCAAGATCAATCTGATTGCGCATCCCGAGCTCATCCCGCAGTGGCTCGCCTGCCGGATCGGCTCGCGGGTGACCGTCGCCAATCCGCCGGCAGCACAGCTTGCCGGCGAAGTGATCGACGTGCTGATCGAGGGTTTCACCGAGACGATCAACAACTACGAGTGGACGGTTGAGCTCGCCTGCTCGCCCGCTCAGCCATGGCTCATCGGCACGTACGACGACCCGAGCCATCGGCTCGACGCCGACTCCTACCTCGAACTCGCGATGACCGAGACCGACACGCTCGCGAGCGTGATCGCCGTGACCCGCGACGGTTTCTGGTCGAGCACGGGCGTCCCGTACGACGTGAAGATCTCGGGGCAGATCAACACGGTCGTCGGCATGAGCCTGCCCGACAGCGTCGCCACGGGCGACGGCACCTTCGAGAACGGTCTCGGTGGGTGGGTCGCCTCGGGCGGCTCGATCGCGCTCGACACCACCCGGGCCCACACGGGCAGCAAGTCGGCGAAGCTCACGGTCTCGGGAAGCCCGACGTCGTCGCTCATCCGCGAGCAGGGGCACACGGTCGCGTCGGCACCCGGGCGGACGTATACCGCGTCGATGTGGGTCTACTGCTCGGTCAGCCGGAGCGTGACCGCGGTGATCGACTTCTACAACGGCGCGACGTACCTTTCGTCGGCCTTCAACGCGGTCAGCGTCACGGCGAACACGTGGACGCTCATCTCGGTCACGAGCGGGGCGGCACCCGCCTCGACGACCCGGATCGAATACGGGCCGACCATGGGCAGCTCGCCCGCCAACGGAACCACGCTCAACGTCGATGATGTCGACATCGTGCGCACCGACTTCCTCAACTGGCGGCAGCTCGCGACGCTCAGCCGCGGTACCGATGGCTTCACGAAGGCGTTGCCGGCCGACGCCTCGTTCCGGATCGCCTCGCCCGCGCGGTACGCGCTGTGACCAGGAAGGATTGACGCATGACCGTCTTTGCGGGCGACGAGATCTTCGCCGCCGACGTCAATGAGCTGATCGACCGGCAGAATACGGTGATCTTCACGGGCGACTCGTCCACGTGGAGCGGCACCGAGGCTTCGGCGATGAGCATCACTATCTCGGCGATCAGCGGCGCCAAGTACAAGATCGTTTTCGAGGGCCGGGTATCGACCGACATCGCGGCCGACGCCGCCTTCATCCGTGTCCGCGAGGACAGCCTGAGCGGCAACCAGCTCAACTACACGAACGTCTACCTGCCGACCACAACGGGAAACGGATGGCAGGCCCGCGCTTACGCCGAGTGGACGGCGACGAGCACGGGAAACAAGACCTTCGTGATCACCGGGCAGCGCTCGATCGGCACGGGCGTCGCGCACCGTATCCGGGCCGCCGGCAACGGTCCCGCCTATCTCTACGTTGATCGAATCGCCAACTAGCTAGCAGCTTGACGGGTACTCTCGGAGGTATGACCGAGGTTCTCTCGCTACCCGTGTCGACCTCCCTGCTCGCCGAGGTCAACGCCGTCGGCGACCCGCACCGCAACAAGGCGCAGGACGGCACCATCGGCGACCGCGCGCACATGGATCGCGTCTCGGATCACAACCTCGACGAGATCGGCAAAACGGGCTCGTCGAGCGACCCGGACAACATCCCCGAGGTTCACGCCCGCGACGTCGACTCGCGCGGCCCGTGGCTCATCGAGGGCGGCGCCGAGCGGATCGTGCAGCTCATCGTCGCCAACGTCCGCGCGGCGGGGCACGCCAAGCGGCGCGTGAAGTACGTCATCTACCGTCGCCGCATCTGGGTGTGGCGGCAGATCTCGGGCGTCTGGCAGTTCGTGCAGCAGGCGTACGACGGCGCCGACCCGCATGACCTGCACTTCCACGTCAGCTTCGAATACGGGTCAGGTGCCGGCCCGACCAATCCCGAGAACAACACCGCGCCGTGGGGCATCCTCGCGGCCTACGAGGAGGAGAGCATGCCGACCGCACAGGAGATCGCCGCGGCAGTCTGGGCGTACGAGTTCACCCGCCCCGACGGTCCGACGAAGAGCGGCGCCACGAAGACCAGCGCGGGCGCGTACCAGGCCTACAGCGACGTGCAGGCGAACGCCGCCGCCGCGAAGGTCATCGCCACCCTGACGCCGATGCTCGCCGCGAGCAAGGTCGACACGAAGGCGCTCGCGGCCGAGCTCGTCGCGCCGCTCACGGCGAGCGTGCTCGCTGCGCTGCCGCAGGAGCAGGGCGACCCGATCACCTCCGACGAGCTTCAGTCGGCGATCGTCGCCGCGCTCCGCGAACTTGCCGCACCGCAGCAGTAAGGCCCGTACCCCCTGCCGTCTCGATACGTGAACCTTTATGTTTTCCTTACGGGCCGCCGTCACGCACCGTGCACGGCGGCCCGTTCGTACACGAGAGAGGCAGGGCACGATGCCGCAGTGGGCCCGACTGTTCGTGCTGCTCGTGGGCATGCTGGCATGGCTGGCAATGGTCGGCGTGTCCCTGTGGCTCAAGCAGATACCTAGCGCAGTGCTCATCGGCTTTCCGGCGGCCCTGTGGCTCGCACTTTCGGGCGGCGATACGATCGCCCGGAAGCGGGCAAGTACCCGTCGACCCTCGAAGGCCGACAAGGAAGGCGACCGCGCATGAGCGCACTCGACCCGCAGTACGTTGCCGACGCCCTCGCTTGGGCGGTCGTGTGGTCGGGCCTCGGCCTCACCGGGCGGCAACTGCTCGCGCAGCACGAGGCCCGTCGTCGCGCCGCCGGCAGCCCGCACCGCGAGCGTAAGTCGTGACGCTCCCCGAGGACCCGCCCCGCTGGCTGGCATGGGCCGGCACGCCGACCATGCGCGCCGCGACGACGTTCATCTCGCTGGTCGCGCTGCTCGTCTCGGCGGTCCTGTTCTACCAGCTACAGAGCTTCACGCAGTGCCTCGCCGACCAGCAGCGGGCCGACGCCCGCCGGACGACCGTCATCGCGCAGGCGACCGACGCCGAGCGGCGCGCCGACGCGGCCCTCGTTGCCGGTCCTCAGCCCGGGGGCCCGGACGGGCAGACGCTCCGTCGGCAGGACGTCGCCGCTCGGCAGTACACCGACGCGGTACGCGCCGCTAACCCGCCGCTTCCCCTCGATCCCTGCTGACGACGTACGCCCGCCACGCCTGCCCGACGATGCCTGATCCCGGGAAGAGGTCGTCGAGCGTGTCGCGCGGTTCGGCGCCGATGAGGTCGAACATCCAGCGGCAGAACGCCGCGGGCTTCGTTCCGATGACCCGTCCGGGCAGGGTCAGCATCGGCGACACTCCGTGTTGCAAGACGTCGACCCGTCGCGCCGCGCCGGTGCCGGCCGACGCGTCGCGCGGCGATCGTGACGCGACGGGAACGTAGATCACGGGTTCCCACGCGTTGAGCGCGTAGACGACGTTCTCGCGCGGGCGCGGGTGGCGCACCCATGCCGCGACGCGTACCGGCAGGTCCTGCGCGACGGCTAGCGCGAGCACCCGCGGCAGCGCGCGGGCCGACGTCGACAGCGCCCACCCGTCATACGTCGACAACCTCGCGAGCAGTGCCCCGTGATCGACCTCGCCCGCATAGTCCGGGTGGTCGCGGTAGTACGAGGCGAGGCCCGGGTACGGCGGGTCGGCGTACGCGAGCCGTCGCGTCTGCAGCGCCCGGTCGACCCGCGACACGTCGCCCAGGACCTGCCGCGACGCGTCGCGCGCCGCGGCCGCCGAGCTGTCGCGTACGGCCGAGGTGAGTCGGTGCCGCGCCTGACGGCAACGCTTCGAGCACGTCAGGGCATCGCGTCGCGCACGGGCCGGAATCGGGCCCTTGCACCATGCGCACTCGCGCATCAAACCTCCCCGGTTCCTAGCAGGCGGGTTACCATCCGCCCATGAGACTCGTTCGTGAACCCGCCCTGATCATCGGCATCGTCGGCTCGGTGCTGACGTCCGCCGCCGCTCTCAACATCCAATGGCTGCCGCCGGCAGCGGCGGCCGGCATCGTCGCCTTCCTGACCGCGGTCGTCATCGCCGTCCGCACGCGGCCCGTGGCGCCCGCCCTGTACGTCGCCGCCGGGTCGGCCCTGGTCGCCGTCATGGCGCAGTACAACCTGCACCTTTCCGACGCGTGGGTCGGCTTCCTGACCTCGCTCGTGCTCGGCGGGTTCGCCCTGTTCGGCATCCGGCCGCAGGTGTCGCCGTCGACCACCTCGGGCCGAGTGATCCCGGGCGAGGTGGTCACGGCGGCGACCGTCGCGCGCTAGTCGAGCGGTGCCGTCAAGAGCCGCCACGCTGCGGCGCAAGCCAGCGGCACGACACCGTTACCGGCACCCTTGAGCGCTTCCGGCCGGGACAGTTCACCCGTGAGCAGTCCCGGCCGCAGGCCCATCATCCATTCGGGCAGCGCGGGCGAGAGGCGCGGCGCGCCCTTCGCCCCCGGCTCGGTCGGCGCGGGCGCCGGTACGCCCGTGATCGCCTCCCACAGGGCGACCGCCTCGGCGTACTTCCCCCACACCTCGGGCCGCACGCCGACATCGCTGAGCGTCCACCCGGGATTCCCGACAGTTCCGGGCGTCCTGTTCGCGGTCGCGTTCCGCGAGTTCCGGGCGTCCGCTGCCGTCGGCGTGGGCAGCATCGTGGCGACCCCGGGCAGCAGTGGCTCACCACGATTGTTCGTGTGGTTACCGTTCGCGTTGCTCGTCGTCGGCGTCGGCAGCAGGCGCGAGACGCTGCCGAGGGTATCCATCCGCTTCGCCCCCGAGGGCCTCTCGCCGCCGATCTCGGGCTCGCTGTGCCCGCCCTGCGCATCACTCACCATCGGCGTCGGCAGCAGGGTCACGAGCGTCCGCAGGTCGTCGCCGCCCTCGCGTTTCGCGGTGCGCCCCGGGCCGGACAGCCCGTCACGCGCCATCGGCGACGGCAGCAGCGAGGCAACGACGTCGTCGAGGTTGCTCGTCCGGCCGTTGTCGGCGACCCGCCGCAGGGCTGCCTCGGGCGAGAGCATGCCGCCCCGCGTGGACATCGAGGCGTCCGGCGTCGGCAGCAGGTTGACGACTGCGCCGAGCGGCGCGCCTTCCCCGTTCGGCTTGCCCTTGCGTTCCCAGTACCCGCGGTCGCCCTCGTTACGAAGCTCAGCGTCGCGGGCGAGCGGCGTCGGCAACAGGAAGCGACCGCCCGAGCGGGGCGCGCCGCAGATCGCCTTGCCGCCGTCGACACGCCGCGCGGCGGGTACCGGACCGCTGCCGGTCCATCGCACGGCGACCGCGTAGTAGCGGTGCCGATGGTGCGGCGCGCCGACCGCGCAGGCCCCGAGTACGCACCATCGCACCTCGTACCCGTCGGCCTGCAAGTCCTCGTGCCGCTCGCGCAGCGTGAAGCCCTTGTCGTGCGAGACGATGTTCGCGACGTTCTCGAAGAACAGTACGTCGGGCATGACCTGCCGGTAGGCGTGACGAACCCACGGCCACAGGAAGCGCGGATCCTTCCGTCCCTCCTGCCGCCCCGCGATGCTGATCGTCTGGCACGGGTCGCCGCTCGACATGAGGGCGACGTGCGGCGCGAGCTGCCACGGGGCGAGCTTGATGTCGCCGACGTTCGGCACGCCGTCGTGCTCGCGCTTGAGCACGCGGCTCATGGCGGGCTCGACCTCGGCGAGCCAGAGCGGCCGAAGCTGCACCCCAGCGAGGGCGAGGCCGAGCCCGATGCCGTCGTACCCCGTGCACAGCGATCCGTAACTGATCTCTCCGGTCATCTCTCCCCTGTCAGTACACGATGAAGCGGGCGTGCCCGCGCTCGGTCTCGGTGCCCTCGGCGAGGCGGTCAGTGCGCAGGCGAACGATGCGGCCGGTCTCGTCCTCGCGGACGACCGTGTAGAAGCGTCCCGAGGAAACCACCGTGGCCTGCGTCTCGATGCCCTGACGCGTCCAGATGAGATCGCCAACCATGCCCCGCCGCAGTTCGTTCTTCGTCATGCCCATAAACCTAGCAGGTACCTAGCAGGTTTGCAACAGGGGAAAGGCCCCGGTTTCCCGGGGCCTTCCGTCATCGCTGCTGGAAAGGATTCCACGGCGCTTCGGGTGCCGCCGTCGGCGTGAGCGGCGTGCTCGCGGGCGTCGCCCCCACCTCGGCCGGCACGGGCTCGGGCGGCGTAACCGGCGCTGCCGGCGTGACGGGCTCGGGCTCGACGGGCGCCTGCGGAGCCTCGACCGGAACGCCCGCGGCGACCGCATCCTTCAGTTCGCGCTGCGGGTCGGCCTCGGCCGCCTCGCGCACCTTCTCGGCCTCGATCTCGGCCCTCGTGCGCCGCTTGCGCGTCTTCGGCGCGGCAGCGGGAGCGTCGACCGGCTGTGCGTTCCCTGCGGCGGGGGCCTGCTCGACGCTGGCGTTCACGTCGGGCTCGACCCGCTGCGGGCTTCCCGCGAGGGCGATCTCCTCAAGCACGACCTCGACCTCGCCCGGGGCGAAGCGCAGCAGGGCCTCGGCGCGGTGGTGCGTCGCCTCGAAGAGCGTCTCGTCGGCGACGAAGTTGCCCTCGTCGTCGTAGTTCACCGCCGCCACGGTCACGCGGTACACGGTTCGCATCGTCAATCTCTCCCATCGGAAATGATGATCATTGCCCCGGTAGGCCCGCCGGGCGCGGGACGTTCCTTGCCGAGCTCGCGCACTTTCTTGACCTGAGCATCATCCGCGAAGACGCGGGCACCGCCACTCTTCGCGCCGCCGAGGGGGTCGAGCGTCGCCCTCAGCAGCTTGTCGACGTCCGGCGGCCCGAGAGGCTCGTTGGTGCCTTCGGCGCGGCACTGCTCGTCGGTCACGTAGAACGTGCACTGCTCGATCACAACTGGCGTGCCGGCCGGGAAGAGCGGGAGCGCGGCGGGCTCGATGCCTGCGCGCTTATACGCCTCGTACGCGCCGCGCTTGACCGCCTGCCGCCACGCCGGCAGGTAGGCCGACTGTTCGAGAAGCTGCCCCGCGCCGCCGAGGTCTTTCGATCCCTGCGGCGCGGGGCGGCCGAATACGTAGACGATCAGTCTCACGGAGCCAGCGGGTGCGGGAACTGCCCCGCGCTCACGAGCTGCAAGTACTGGTTGGCGAGGTTCAGCTCGTCGTCGGTCGGCGTCGTGATGAACCACGGGTCGTTCTGCTGCGGTCCGGTCTTGACGAGGCGGCCGACGACCGCGCCGGGGGCGCCGTTCGGTCCGCCGCGCTCGCGTCCGGGCAGGTACGGCGAGCACTGTCCGATGAGCTGCGACTGGTTGAGCCACATGCCCTTGCGCACGTACGGCAGCGGCGAGTAGTCGGTGTGCGGCGTCGGCGGCAGGCCGTGCGGGTTACCGCCCCAGCCGATCGCGGTCATGTCGCCGACCCGCCCGCCGTCGAGCACGACGACCGTCGCGGTCATCCGGTCCTGCTCGAGGTTGCCCGACTGCCGGTCGGCGTCGGTCACGAACTTCGCGTTCTTCGGGACGCGCTGCAACATCATCGGGAAGATGACGACGAGACGCCCGTACATGTCGGCGAGCTTCGCGCCTTTACCGCCACCCGAGACCGGCGGCGGCGGAGCCGACGCGGTACCGAGGGCGGGCGGAGCCTGCTGCTGCTGGTAGGTGTTGGCGACGTGCTGCTCGTGCGTCACGCCCTGCGGCGGCACGTACGACGGCGTCGGAGCGTGAGGCTGCCCGTACAGCCCCGGTCCGGTCTGCTGTGGCGCGTACGCCTGCGGCGCGGGTGCCGCCTGCTGCTGCGCGAACGGGTTGCCCGCGGCGGGCGCCTGCTGCTGCGGCGCGTACGCCTGCGGGGCCTGCTGCGGGGCGGCGGGTGCCGCCTGCTGCGCGAACGGGTTGTTCGGCGCCTGCTGCTGCGCGGGCGCCGCCGGCTGGGCGGTCTGGGCCGGCACGTTGTTCGCGAACGGGTTCGGGTGACTCATGCTGCCTGCTTTCGTTTCCGTGACGTGGGCACTGTTGCCCTGGTCGGGGGGCGGGCGGGATTCGAACCCGCGATCTCTGCCGGTAACGCGAGGTGTCGTGACCTTCCGTGCGTTCAACCGTCGGCGCATACGCCAGCATGCTGCCGCCCCTTGTCGCCCCCGGGCCACGGTCTCTGTTGGCTCGAAACCCGAGGGCGAGTACATGGAACCCTAGCAGCTACCTGCTAGGCAGGCACCCCCTGCGCCCATCCGCAGGCGCACTTGCCCGAGGTGTGCATCGCCCGCTGCGGACATTCGATCTGCCGACGGCGGGCGTCGGCCGCCTCGGCGACGCGACCGCCCCACGTCCGCCCGATCGTGTTGACGTAGATGTCCCACGTCTTCGCGAGGTCGTCGAGCGTGCCGGCCGACCACACGGCGTCGATCGCCTGCCGATCGACGTCGTCGAGCGTGCCGCCCGCGGCGGGCTTCCACTCGACGTTGCCGTCGGGCCGCCGAGTGGCGACCTGCGCGGCGCCCGCGTAGTTGGCGGCTACCGCCTGCTCGGTGAGCATCTGCGCGGGCGCGGGCCGCTTGATGTTCGGCATCGGGACGAACCACGCCCCCGGCTCGCCGAGCTTCGCCTTCGCGGCGGTCTCCCGCTTCGCCTGCTGGTACGCCGCCTTCGCGCCTTCCCACCCCTCGACGAGGTTGACGAAGTACGGTTCGGCCGCGCCGTCGGCGACGTGGACGACGACGCCGACGTCCTGCCGGACGCAGGGGGTCGGGACGTACTCCCCGGCGGGCATCTCGACCTCGTCGCCCGAGACCGAGAAACGCACCTTGACCGTGCCGCCGGTCGGCCGCCACATCCGCCGCGCCCGAGAGTAGATCGCGAGCTGCGGCGCGATGTGCAACCCGTTGAGCCACGGCTGCGACTCGCTCTTCACGTCGGCGATCACGGGCAGCTCGCCGAGACCGTCGGGCAGGAAATGCGGATCGCGCGGGTCATGCCCCCCGTGACCGTGCTGGCACTGTCCCGGCCCGAGCAGGGCGGCAAGGCCCGGAATCTCGGTCACCCGGTCGAAGGTCCCGGCGACCGGGCCGAGCTCGTCGCAGACGACCGTCCGCTCGATCTCGACCGTGCTCCACCCGTTCTCGCGGACGAGGAAGTCGTACGCCCGCAGGATGCTCGCGGCGGTCGCCGGCAGGCCCCGCGTGACGCTGTCGATGTCCTCGCCACGGTCGAGCCGCTCGGTGAGGTCGTGCAGCGCCGTGCCGGCCCGCGCGCCGTCCCGCTGTTTGGCGGCGGTCATCGCGTCCTTCACGATGCCGCCGAGCTTCTTTTTCGCCTCGGTCGACCAGCCCGTCACCGGGTCCGGGCGCCCCATCGCCTTGACCGCGAGCACGAGGTCGTCACGGATGGCCAGCCCCTCGGCGACCTGCCGCAGCTTCCACTGATCGAGGTTGTACGTGTCGGTCTCGATGTACTTGAGCAGCTTGCTCACGCGGCGGTATTCGTTGCCCTCGTGGTCGCGGTACCAGCCCCAGCGACCGCCGGTCGGCATCGACCCCGGCGCGGGCGCCGCTGCGGTTATGGCTTGTGTCATCTCTCCCCTGTTCCTATTCCTCGACCTCGAAGCCTGCCGCGCGGAACGCGGCGGCGAGTCCGGCCTTCGTATTGGAGCCGCAATCACAGCAGCGGTCGGCTTCCTGGTCCTCGAACGCGACCACCGTCTCGGGTGTGATCCGCACGCGGGTCGCGGTCTCGATAGCATCCTCGACGGCGGGCATCCCGGTCGTGGTGTCGATGCTCGCGAGACCGTCGTGGTACGCCTCACGGGCGCGCTGCCGACGCTCGGCGAGCGGGTCGTCGGCGCTCATACGAACACCGGAGCCATGACGAACGCGATGGCACCGACCACGATGACGATGGTGCCGAGCAGCACCTCGGACTGTTCGAGCCACTCCCTCATTCCGCGTACCTCTCTCCCACGAGCTCGGGGGCGAACCCCGCAGAGAGCAACGCCTCGACGGCGGTCGCCTCGGCGGACACGTCCGCTCGGTGAACGATAGTCACGGGCGTACCGGCAGGCGGCCACCCTTGCACGCGGTGCCCCGGTCGCACGAGCACGACCCGCAAGGCGGGGGAGTGGTCGATCTCGGCCACGCCCCACACCTCGCCGTCGTGCCCGAGAACGTGGTCGCCCGCGTGCACCTGCTCGTAGTCCATCGACTAACTCAGCAGCGCGATGTACTGGTTCGCCTGCTCGATGGCGGCGGTGATCTGCTGCGCGGCGAGCTCGACCCGGATCCGGGCGACCTCGATCGCGTTGAAGATGTTGTCGCCCTGCGTGCCCATGATCGTGCTGACGCCCAGGGCGGTCTGCTCGGCCATCTGCTCGGCGGGTGCGGGCTTGCCGCTCCCCGTGCCGACGGCGGCGATGACGAGCGCCTGCGCGGCGGTCGCCTCGATCTCGGCCATGGTCGCGAGGCCGACCGAGCCGTTGAGCGCGTGGCCGCACCCCGCGAGCTTCGTGAGGGTCTCGTTCATCTTGTCGCGGGCGAGGATCGTCAAGGCCCTCGCGGTCGCGTGCGCGTCTTCCATTTCGGCTCTCCCTAGGCGATGGCCTGCGATGTTTCCCTTGTCAACGGTCTGTGCGGGCTCTTCCCCCGGCCCGGGTTCCGGGGCGTCGGCCGGACGACCCGGGAAGTAGAGAGGGTTCCCGGGCGTCGGGTCGATCGCCTCGCGGCCCTCGGGCGCGATCAGCGGCGCCTCGTCGGCGTCGCCGTTCTCGGCCCGCAGGCGCTCGATGCGCCGCTTCTCGGCGGCGCGCCACTCCTCGACGCGCTGCGTGTAGATCTGCATCCCGCGCTGCATGCGCTTGACGTCCGGCTCAAGCGGGTTGCTCGTCCCGATGTAGAAGTTCGTGAGCGAGCCGGGGCACTTGAACCGCTGGAATATCTCCGGGACGTCCGCCCCGCGAAGGTTGTGATACGGGACCTGCGTCACGTTGAAATGCACGTTCCACCACGCGTTGCAGGGCGGGAACGGGCAGTCGATGCGATGCGTCGAGGTCACGCGACCGCAACCGTCATCGCGCCGCGCCAGTGCCGGCCCTCGTACGCGAGACGCGCCTGCCGGCGAGCGAGCTGCAAGCGGAGGGCGAGCACGCCGACCGCGACGTAGATCCGGATCATGTCCCTGCCTTTCGTCGTCATTCGCTGACACCGAGAACGCTAGCAGGTACCTAGCAGCTTTCGCAACCTCGACGACCTGCTAGGTTTCCTGCTAGCCTCGTGACCATGACTAACGCGACCGACGTCGTTGCGCCGCCGAGGACCCCGGCCGCGCGCGGTGCCTACACCGAGCAGCTTCACGTGCTCGTCGACATGCCGACCCGGGAATTCGTTCTCGGCGTCGCATCCGAGACCGCCCGCGAGGCGGGCTATAAATTCCTACGCCAGGGCGAGACCGTGCGCGACCTGCTCGCCGAGGCCATCGCCGCGCGGTACGAGGCCGACCCCGACGCGTACGCGCGAGCAGTACTGCGTGGCCGGGAGATTCTCGCCGTGCCGGTCGATGGCGCAGCTCCTCGTCCCGCGTAAGGTCAAAATCCACTCTGCAACACGAACGGCACGGGCCGCCCGCGAGGGTGACGCCGTGCCGTTCGCTTCCTCGCTGGCCAGCGAGGGACAGGTCGTACTTCTTTGGGAGAGAAATGACAGACCCTGAAAGGCAGGATAGCGGTCTCGGACCTTTCGGACGAGCTGCTCGGCTGTACCGGTCTGCCGGATGGCCCGGGACGCTGCCGGTCGGCCGAGGCCCCGGGCAGAAGTCACCACCCCCGGGCGGGTGGACCGGACACGGGGCGCCGTACCCGTCGGACGCCGACGTCGGCGTGTGGGAGACGGGCCCCGAGGCGTACTACAACCTCGGCCTACGGATGCCCGAGGGCGTCATCGGCCTCGACATCGACGCGGGTTACGCCGGCAAGACCGGCGACGCCACGCTTGCCGAGCTCGAAGCGCGTCTCGGCCCGCTGCCGGCGACGTGGGTATCGAGCGCGCGGCCCGCGCCGTCGGGCATCCGGTTCTTCCGCGTGCCGGCCGAGCTCGACGGCATGCCGGTCAACTGGCCGGGCGAGGCGGGAAAGTACATCGAGCTCATTCAACCCGGACACCGGTACGCGGTCGTCTGGCCGAGCACGAACCCCGACGCGGGCGGCGCGCCGTACGAGTGGCGGTACGAGCTCGGCCCGCATCAAGCGGTGATGACCACCGGTGCCCTGCCGTCGCCGCAGGCCCTCGCCGAGCTGCCCGAGGCATGGGTGCGCGGGCTCATGCTGCCGTACGAGCGTACGGAGAAGAGCGACCTCGCGCTCGGCCAGATGGCTGAATGGTGGGACGCGCTGCGGCGCGGTGCGCCTTGCCCACTTATCCACAGCGTGTGGACGAAGGCTGTGCACGACCTCGAACACGAGGGCGGGGCGCGGCACGAGACCGCCCGCGACGCGGTCTCGTCGGTCGTGCGCGCGGGCGGCGAGGGGCACCGTGGCGCGCCCGAGGCGGTTCAGGCGATCCGGGCAGCCTTCGAGCGGGCGGTCGGCGCCGAGCGGGCGAACGGCGGCGAATGGGACCGCTTGCTGTCCGGTGCCGTGAAGATCGCCGCGAGTGACAACCCGATGCCGCGGGCGATGTGCTCGCACGACATCCCCGAGGCGACCGGCCTGTCAGGCGAGGCCCTCGCGGGTTTTACGTCGCCCGGGGCGATCTCCCCCATGGCGCCCCCCGCCATGATCACCCCGGGCGCGCTGACACTACCTGACGAGTTCTGGACGGCGCGTGAGTCCCTGTCCCGTGTGCGGCAGGCGGCACACTCCCGCGTGCGCTCGGCCGACGTCGTGTTCTACGGGACGCTCGTACGGCTCGCCGCCATGGCACCGCACACGCTGCGCGCGGACACCGGCATCGGCACGCCGGCAAGCCTGAACCTGTTCACGGCGGTCGTCGGGCCTTCGGGCAGCGGCAAGTCGTCGGGCCTGTCCGTCGCCCGCGACATCATCAAGTCCGACAGCTCGCTCGAGGAGGCCCCGCTCGGCAGCGGCGAGGGCGTGGCCGAGGCGTACATGGGCGAGGCGCTCGAAGGCACGGGCGTCATGGCGAAGGACGGCAGCGAGAAGCAGGTCAAGGTGCGCAAGCAGGTGCGGCACAACGTGCTGTTTCACAGCGACGAGGGCGCCAGCCTGAACAAGCTCATCGAGCGCGCCGGCAGCACGGTCGGCGAGACGCTGCGCTCGGCATGGTCCGGCGAGACGATCGGGCAGAAGAACGGGCGCGCCGAGACCACGCGGACCGTGCCGGCCCGCTCCTACTCGTGCGGGCTCGTCATCGGCTACCAGCCCTCGACCGTGCTGCCGCTGCTCGCCGACCACGAGGCGGGCACCCCGCAGCGGTTCCTGTTCTGCTGGTCCGAGGACGACACGATCCCCACGCGGTCGGCGAAGGTCATGTGGCCCGGCGAGATGCCGAACCCGTTTCCGGCGAGCGTGCCGACGAGCTCGCCCGCGGCTGCCGGCGGCTTCGTCGTCGGGCCGGCACGCGGGTACGAGACGATCGTCTTCGCCGAGCCGATCCTCGACGAGCTGTACGACATCGAGCACGCGAAGAACACCGGCGCGCTGCCGGATGATCACCCGCTGCGTGACCCGTTCCGCTCGCAGCACCCCGTACTCAAGGTCAAGGTGTCCTCGGTGCTCGCGCTGCTCGAAGGGCGCCGCAACGTGACGCCGGACGACTGGCAGCTCGCGCAGATCGTCCTCGACACCTCCGATCGGGTACGGCTGCACTTGCAGGCCATCGCGCAGGAGGCGGCGGGAAAAGCGCGGGCCGCCTTCCTGGCGGCCGAGGCTGAGGCGGAGCACTTCCGGGCGCACGCCCGCTCGGCGGTCGCCGAGGCGCTCGATCTGACCGCCGAGCGGCGCGTCGCGGTACGGCTTGCGCAGAAGGTGCACGACAGCGGGCCGATGACGCTCGGCGGTCTGCGCAAGACGCTCGCGGGGCGCGACAAGCATCTGACCGAGTCCGCGATCGACATCGCCATGAGCGCCGGATGGATCGTGCCGGCCGAGGGCGACCGCCTGTTCGGCCCTGGCTCGGCGAGGCCCGTATGACGGGGACGCGGGGACGGAACGGGGACGGGGACAGAAGGGGGACATGTCCCCGCCGGGGTCTCTCTCTCGCGCGTTACGTGAGTCAATAATTTTCCTTCCTTCCTTATATATCCGCTGCTCAGACGCCAAATACTCTCCGTGCAAGATCCGTCACTTTTCAATTTCACCGAGGACGGACGGGGACATGTCCCCGAAATGTCCCCGCTCACCAAGATCGGAAAGGCACCCATGATGATCGTCAACTGCACCCCGCACGCCATCGACGTCTACCCGTCCGACGTCCCGGGCATCGTCGACCCGCAGCGGCACACGCCGCTGTTCACCTTCGAGCCGAGCGGCGTCGTCGCCCGCCTCGCCGAGCAGGTTCTCGACGACCTGCGGCTCGCGCCCCGCGTCGGCGCCGAGGCGGTCAAGATCACGCGGGTGGAGTACGGCCACGCGATGGACCTGCCCGACGTGAAGCCGAAGACGTGGTACCTCGTCAGCCTGCCGGTTGCGCTCGCGCTGCCCGGCCGCCGCGACCTGCTCGTCAGCTACCGGCAGGTGCGCAACGCGGCCGGCACGGTCGTCGGCTGCCGCGGCCTCGCGCGGCCGGAGTAGGTTCGCGTCATGGGAGAGACCGTCAGGCACACGCACAAGATCGACGACGCGCAGTTCGCCGCCTTCATCGAGGCGATCAGCGCGCCACTCGCCCCGCCGGCAGACACCGTGCCGGCGAGAACCCCGTACGACCTCGGGCTTGAGCCGTGGACGTTCCACGACCCGAGCCAGAAAGTCGACGTGATGGCCTACATCGACGACCGCAACCAAGTACGCCACGTCCCGACCACCCGCACCTCCGAGGTGCCGAAGGCGTGGCGGCGTGTATGGATCGAGCCGAGAGGGTAACCACAGGTCATGACCACTGCTAACGACCAGCAGGACAACGAGTACGGACAGCCGTCCGTCGTCGCCGAGACCCTGCACGGCGACAAGGCCCGCGCGGAAGAGCACCCGCAGCCCGACGCGGTCGCGATGGAGACGCCGACGCTCGTCGCGCGGCCCGGTCGCGACACCGACGCCGCCGACCCCGACACCGAGACGGGCGCCGGCCGCACCTCCCAGCGGTAACCTCCCCCTCTCTGATCACCTCCCCCCCCCTCGGGAAATTGAGGCCCCGGTCGCAAACCGGGGCCTCTCTCGTGTTGCAAAACCTGCTAGGTACCTGCTAGGCTCGTACCTACAAAGGCAAGCGACAAGGGAGACGACATGAGCCGCAAGATCACCTTTCCGGTAGTCAGCACCGCTGGCGGCGTGACCATCCGCCGCAACTCCGAGACGGGCGTCGAGATCCACTCGGTCAAGCTGGACCGGGGCGGTTATGAGCACAGCGTTTACGTCCCCCGGCTGAGCAATGACGGCATGCGCTTCGAGGATTGGTTCGGCGAGCTGAGCAACGCCCGCGCCCGCGCCTTTGACGAGGCCGAGATGATGCGCGAGGTCATCGCCGAGGCCTACGACGCCGCCGCCAAGGCCGAGGAGCAGGGCAACGCCGACATCGAGCGTGCCATGGTCGCCACCGTCCTCGGTCGCGGTTTCACGGTCGAGGGTGACACCTACACCCACCCCAGCGGCGTCGTGATCGCCCCCGCCTACGCCGAGTTCGGCGAGTACGAGGTGCGCATCGAAGGCCACCCGCACGCGACCGTCACCTATGACACGTTCGCCGAGGCGGCCGACGAGGCGCTCGGGGTGGCGTACAGCCTCGGCAGCGCGATCCCCGCCGCCGCCGAGGCCGAGCCGCTGACCGAGCGCGCCCGCAAGCAGTTCCCCAGTGTCGCCGCCATGCTTGACGCCGAGACCGTCGCGCACAACGAGACGCAGGCCCCCGCCACGGTCGCGACGATCGTCGGCCGCATCCCGGTCGCCTCCCGCACGGGCCTCGTCGCGAAGATGATCCGCAGCGCCGATACCGCTTGCACCCCCTTTGACGCGGTCAAGTTCGCGCAGGCCGCGCTCGATCTGTACGAGGCCGAGGGCACCGTTCCCGCCGACGCGGTCGCTCCCACGGCGACCGAGTTCGCCCCCGTGACCGAGCACCTCTGCCTCAACGTGCGCTTCCGCGACGACTTCTCGGAGGAGCTGCGCGGCATGGTCTTCGAGGTGGACACCCTCAGCCGCCGCGCCGCCGAGGGCGGCTACCGCTTCGTCGGCATCCGGGTCAAGCTGAATGGTCGCTGGCGCTACCGGCTGGCGAAGCTCGACGACCTGCGCACCGTTGACGGTCGCCGCGTCACCGCCGACCCCACCCTCGACTGACCGACCAACGACGCGGGGCCCGATAGGGCCCCGCCCTTCATCGCCCGGGAGAGACGATGGCAACCGAAGCGACCACCATCCGCCGCACCGACGCCGTGCTCGACGCCGTCGAGACCGCTTGGCGGACGACGTCCTACCTCGACGGCAAGCTGTACGACCGGGGCTTCACGTGGGGCCCGAAGGACACCCGCACCACGCTGCACGCCCTGCACGGGGCCGGTCAGGTCAAGCGGCAGCGGGCGGGCAGCGGCTACCGCTGGCGCAAGGCCGAGTCCGAGGGCCTCGCCGGGTCGCCCGTGCACGCCGCCGACATGACCCCGTTGCCCGTGGCCGCGTCCGACGCCCTGCTCGGCCTGTCCGTTCAGATCACCCGCCTCGCCGAACAGCTCGCGCAACCGGCGGTCCGCCCCTACGACCCCGAGGCGGTCGTCATCGGCACCGACGCGGCCCTCGGCACGCTCGTGACCGCGAACCACGACCTCGTCGCCCGCATCGTGAAGCGCGCCGTCTACCAGGCCGGCAAGGCGCTGCTCGACGTGCTCGACGGCTGGATCGAGGGCGCGGTCAGCAACAACGAGGCGATGGGCCGCCGCGACGCCGCCGACCCTGAGCTCTTCCACGCCGCCGACATCCGCACGATGGTCAATGACGCGATGCGCCTCATGGGCGCGCCTGAGCACCGTATCCCGCAGGGCGGCGAGTGATGGCGCGCCCCGAACTCGGCACCCTCGCCAAGGGCGACATCGTCATCGTTCGCGACCGCCGTCGCGGCTCGGGCGCCGACCGCACCGCACGCGAGTTCCGGGTCGTCACGCTCGGCCCGAAGTGGGTCGGCCTGATCGACGTCGGCAACAGGTGGGCCGGCACGCCCGACGAGCGCCTGTATATCCGCCGCTTCCTGCTCGCCGACCAGCGCGAGGGCGCACCGGGCACGCGCGTCGGATACGGCACGTACTTCGCCACCCGCGAGCAGCACGCGTACGACGTCCGGATTGCCGAGGCCGAGGCCTACGTCCGCGACGTCGCGGGCCTCGACGTCCGCCGCGGCGACGTCCCCTTCGCGGGTGACGACGGCATCCTCAAGCTCGCGCACCTACTCAGCCTGATGGAGTCGTCGTGGCGACCGCCGCCCGCCTGATGTGCGGCACCTGCTACCGCCCCGCCACGGGGACCGTCTACCGGCGGCCCTTGTGGCGGCGGGTGGTGGGCCTGCCGCCGAACGCCTACCTCGCCTGCAATGACTGCGTCCGGGGCTACGCCCGGCCGCACCGTATCCGAAGGGCCGGATGACCGTGCACCGCAAACTCTTCCTCATCGCGATGGTCGTCGGCACCCTGTTCGCGGGTGCTGCCGGCGGCTACCTCTCGGGCCGGTCGGATGCCCCTGCCGCGACGTTCAGCTCGCCGGCAGACGCGTCGCCCCCGGCCGCGACCGACGTCTTCCCGGGCGCAACGCTGAACTACGTCGTCAGCGGCGTCTTCCACGTGCCGGCCGAGGTGCCTGCGGGGCGGTACCTCGTCACCCCGACGGGCAGCCCGTTCGGGTGCACGTGGAAGACGCTCACGAAGAACGACGACGCCCCCAAGCACGTGCTCAAGGCGGGCACGCCGAACCGGGGGTCGTCCGACGAGGTCATCATCGACTCGTCGGTTCGTTACCTCGTCCTGCTCGGCGACTGCACGGTCACCGGCGAGGTCGTTCGTGCCGGGTGACCCGTTCAAGGTGTTCCGCGAGGGCGAGGCGTACCGCCGCGAGGCGATCAAGACCGTCTGGCCGGAGCTCTACAGCGCACTCATGCCGCCTGAGGGATCGCGCAAGCCCGTCGGCTGCCCGCTCGTCGGTCACGGGACCGGCGACGACCGGCAGTTCGTCCCGGTCGTCGGCCGCCTGCACCTGAACGGCACGCCTGCCTGCGAGCTGCACCTGCGGTCGTCCGACCGCCCTGGCGGCTACCCGCTCGAGCTGGTCAGGGATACCGCCAAGTGGAGACAGGAGAACCCATCGTGATCCGCATCCCGCCGCGCCGCGAGACCGTCGCCCTGTGGTCGGCTGCGGCCCGCGGCGCTCACCGCAACGGCGACCACGAGGCCGAGCTGCGCTACCGCAACGTCGCGCGGATGATGCGGTGCCGGCCGCCGATCGTGCGCCCCGAGCGCTGCATCGATGGGAGCAAGCGACCGTGAAGCTGCGCCCGTATCAGCTCGACCTCGTCAACGGCGCGATGAAGCTGTGGCAGGGCGGCGCCCGCCGGATCGCCATGGTCATGGCGACCGGCGGCGGCAAGACGCCGACCGCGATGACCATCGCCGAGATGAGCCTCTCTGCCGGCTGGCCCGTTCTGTGGCTCGCGCACCGCACCGAGCTCATCGACCAGGCGATCGACAAGGCGCAGCAGGTCGCCCCGGGGCGGCGCATCGGCCGCTTGCAGGGCGCCGCCAAGCAGTACCGCGCCGAGATCGTCGTCGGCAGCGTCCAGACGGCGAGCACGAAGGCGACGCTGCCGCTGCTGAAGACGCGGCGATGGGGCCTGATCATCATCGACGAGACGCACCACGCGACCGCCGACACGTACATGAGGGTTCTTCGCGAACTCGACGCCTTCGACCCGTCCGGCCCGCTCGTGCTCGGCGTGACCGCCACCCTTGACCGTGCCGACGGGCGCGCCCTCGGCGAGGTCTTCGAGGAGATCGTCGACCCGCGCATCGGGCTGATCGATCTCATCCGGCACCCCGAGGGCCCGTACCTCGTGCCGCCCCGCGGCGTGCGCGTGAAGATCGCCGAGCTCGACCTGACCCGCGTGCGGCGCGTCGCGGGCGACTTCAACTCGGGTGCCCTCGGCGCGGCGATGAGTGACGCCCTCGCGCCCAAGAAGATCATCGAGGCGTGGCGCGAGCACGCCGACGGCGTGCCGACCGTCGGGTTCTTCCCGACGGTCGCGTTCTCGATCGAGCAGGCCGAGGCGTTCCGGGCCGAGGGCGTCGCCGCGGTGCACCTCGACGGGACGACCCCTGCCGGCGACCGCGCGGCGGCCCTCGACGACTTCCGTGCGGGCCGCATCACCGTGCTCTGCAACGTCGGGTTGTTCACCGAGGGCACCGATCTGCCGAGCATCGGGTGCGTCATCCTCGGGCGGCCGACGTCGAGCAGCACGCTCTACCAGCAGATGGTGGGCCGCGGTCTGCGCTTGCACCCCGGCAAGCGTTTCTGCTGGATTCTCGACGTCACGGGCGTGACGGGCCGGCACAAGCTCGCCACCCTGGCCAGCCTCGGCGGCGCCCCGGGCGAGGAGGAGATTCCCGACGACCTGCTCATGTACGAGGAGGACGAAGCCGAGCTGTCGCCCGTCGACCAGGACGCTGCAGACGCGACGGATCAGCCGGCAGAGCCCGAAGAGGTCACGTACGCCGACGGCATGCTCGAGCACGAGCTCGTCGACCTGTTCGGCGAGGCGCATTCGACGTGGCTGCGCACACCGGGCGGGACGTGGTTCGTGCCCGTACCCAGCGGCTTCATCTACCTCGCGCCCGCGATGAGCGGTGCCGGCGACCGCTATGACCTCCGCTGGCACGCGGGTGACCGTAGCGGGCTCATACAGGCCGACATGCAGATCGAGTACGCGATGGCGGCGGGGGACGAGTACATCGCGCAGCGGCCGATGTGGCAGGCCGACCGCGATGCCGCGTGGCGGTCGCGCAGGCACTCCCGCGGCGGGACGCTCGGCGAACGCCACGATGCGCAGGCGGTCGTGCGAGCGGCGGCCCTACTCGATGCGTGACCATCGTCCCTGCGGCGCCTGCCGCGCCTACGTCCCGCCGCGAGGATGCCGACACTGGCGTCCGGGCACCTCGGCCACCCTGCGCGGCGACCGCCCGCGCGACCGGCACTGGCAGGACGTGGACGAGCAGGCCCGCCGCAACGCTGCCGAGGCGGTCGCCGAGTTCCGGCGCCTTATGAGACTGGGGGTCACGTGAACGCTGTCATCGACCCGATGCACGAGGTCGCGATGTGCGGTCGCTGCGGGCTGGTCTACCTGAGCGTGGCACACGCCGACGAGTGCTGCGTCGTGCCGGGCGATCCGCCCGCGTACCGCACGGTCATCGCCGGCAGCCTCGTCCTGCTCGCGATGATCTATCTGTTCGTCCTGCTGCCCTGGCTTTCCTGAGGGCGGCGGGCTGCACTGTCCGCAGAACGCAGAGGAGAGGGAATGTCCAGATTCAAGAAGGGGATCGCGCTCGCGGTCTCCCTGCTCGCGGTCGCGCTCGGCGTCGCGAGTCCCGCGCAGGCGAAGGTGCCGGACTGGGACGCGGCGCCCGCAGCGACCTTCGTGCAGACGCCGCCCGGGAAGATCACCTTCGACCCGGTGCAGGTCGCCCGCGTCGAGCAGGCGACGCGGGCCGGCACGCGGCCGAGCCCGTTCGGTAAGGACGGCAAGCGGCTCGTGCCGCCGTCGCCATTCCTCGGCGCCGGCTGGTACCACGCGGGCGCTCAGATGGTGCTCGGCGGTACCGACTTCGCCCGCGGCATGTCCGTCACGGCGTCGGTGCACACCCAGTACGCCGACCCCGGCGCGTCGATGACGACCGGCTACAGCCACTCGATCTTCGAGATGGCGGTCACCGAGTCGAGTACAGCGAAGAACAGCGTCGAGTACGGCTGGGCGAACGAGAAGAGCGCCTTCGGCGACAACAAGCCGCGCCTGTTCGCCGCGTCGTGGCGGGGCGGTACATGGAACGGCTGCTACGACGGGCACGACCCGTCGTGCTTGTGGATCGACAACACGTCGGCGACCCCGAACCTCGGTGACGACCTGTCGGCGGTCGCCGGCACGGCCTACCCGAACAACTCGATCAAGCTTCAGATGTTCTGGTCGGCGACCAACTGCGGTCCGGCGGCGTCCGGGTGGTTCCTGGTCTACAGCACCGGCGCGGGCACCCCGACCACGATCGGATGCTTCACGCCGAACGCGGTCAACTCGATGTCCAACATCAAGATCATGCAGCCCTTCGGCGAGTACTACTACAACGGTACGAACTACGCCGGCACGAGCAACGACAAGCCGCTCGGCGACATGGGCAACGGGCAGTACCCCGCGAGTTCGATCAGCTCGACCGGACCGGCGTGGATGGCCAGCCTCGGCCTGATCAACCCGAGCCCGAGCACGCTGACCGCGTTCTTCACGCGCACGACGCCCGAGGACGCGGCAGCGTACGACATCACTGCGGTCGGCACCTCGGGCCGCAACTTCACGTACGGCGGCGGCGGCTACAAGCTGTCCGGCGGCGTGATGGTCACGCCCGGAAATGTCGGCCCGTAGGCCTTGCGAAACCTGCTAGGTACCTGCTAGGGTTATCACATCGCAAGGGGCGGTGCGGGGATTGGTCCCGATGAAGGGCTGGAAAGCACAGCGAACTGACGGACGGCTCCGCCCCCCTTGCGACCTGACGGACACGACGAAAGGCACTTTATGGACCCGCTGATGATGGACATCGACGTTACGGCCGATGGGGAGTACGCGCAGCACGGCGAGCTGAAGATCGTCATGACTACGGAGCAGGCTGACAAGCTCGCCGAGGTGCTCAAGCACATCTCGGTCGCGGGCGACTTCCCCGAGGCCCGCGTGATGATCGACATGCTCGTTTACGCCATCGACCACCGCGACGACCATCAGTCCTGACAACCCAGCACGCAGGCCCCGTACCCGCTTCCCTTGGGTACGGGGCCGGAAAGGTATCTGCCCATGGATCGCACGCCTCACCCCGTACGGGGCCTGCTGTGGCTCGCCCTCGTCGTTGTTGCTGCGGTGCTGCTCGTCTGGCCTCACCTATGAGCGCCCCGCGTATCGGTCCCGAAGACGTGCCCGATGTACGCAGGGAGAGCCGAGCCCCGACACCGTTCGTCGTGATCGGCATCGCGCTGCTCGTCGGCTGCCTGCTCACGATCGCGGACGAGCACATCAAGAGCCTGCACGGGGTCATCCCGTTCGGGTTCTTCATCGCGCTCATCGTGCTCGACAAGTGGGCGCACCGCAGGTGAGCCGTTGCGCGAGCTGCGGGTACGACAAGCCCACGCACGACCTCGGCACCCTGCGATGTCACCCCGCTACGGCCGATAAGAACGGCAGGCGAGGGACGTTCAAGGTGCCGCCGCCCGTTGACCGCACCCTGTGGCGTGAGCGGATGGCGCTCGACGCCGCCGCCGCCCGTGAGGCGATCGAGGCGGCACGACGCCCGTACGTTCCCGAGGTCGTGCCGCCGCCGCTCGTACCGGCTAGACCACCCTATGGCCCGGCCGAGTTCGCGACCAGCAACCGTGGCATGAGCGCCGCCAAACTCGGCCGCAAGGCGACCGCCCTCGGGTGGCTCGCCGAACCCGTGTACTGGCGCGAGCACGACGGCAAGGAAGGCTGCGCGGTGCGCCTCGCCCGCGGTGAGCTGCGCGCGGTCGCTCTGTGGTCGCGGCCTGCGGGCGCCGCAGGCACGCTCACCGGGTGGCAGACCGAATACGCCTACGCGTGGCGTACCGACGCTACGGATCGATTCCCCAGCAAGATGCCCATCACCACTCTCGAAAGGCTCATCGATGACACCGACCAATGACACGCCGACCGCCGCCGAGGCGCTCAGCCGCGCCTTCGCCATCGTCAAGGAACCCTGCTCGGCCGCCGAGACGCAGCGCGCCGAGGTGCTGCTCGGCATCGCCCGCGAGCTGCGCGAGGAGGCGCAGTACCGCAGCATCGCGGGACGCCGCCTCGCTCTCTCCGGGTGGTCGAAAGAGGCCCTCGCGAAGCTTCCCGGCGCGCCCGCCGTCGAAGCTCCGCCGGCAGACCCCGAAGCGACCGCTGTGACGATCGCCGTTGACCCGTCGATCGCGAAGCTCGCGCACGAGCGTCCGACCATGGTTCACGAATGGGCGAAGGGCATCGTCGCGAACGCCCTCGCAACCGGCGCGCCGCTGGACTACGGGCAGCGCATGCAGGACGACCCCGGAATCACGCAGCGCATCCGTACGCCGTGGCAGGTCGGCGACAAGGCCGAGTGCAAGCATTGCCACACTCCGATCCAGCTCGACGAAGCCGAGACGACCGGCCTCAAGGCCGACAACGTCAAGGTCTGGCGGCACAAGTACACGGGGCAGGCGGTCTGCGCCGACGCCCACATGGGCCCTACGGAGGGCGGTTTTCAGGGGCACACCTTCGCCGAGCCGAGCATCGAGTGAAACGCCTTGCCGGCCTGCTCGCGGCGATGCTGCCGGCGATGCTTCTCATCGCGTTCATCGACTACACGGCGTGGTGCGCATGGTGGATCTGAGGTACCGTCCGAACCGTTAGAAGCCAAAGCAGCGACCGCCAGTGCTGCCCATGGCTGTATGCCCGATGGTGGCGACGCACATGAGCAGGGCCCCTCGCTTGCCCCCGTTAGCGAGGGGCCCGTCGCGTTACGCTCCCCCTATGGCAGAGTCCCGCCCTCGCGGTACCAGGGAGTGGCGTACCGTTCCGCTGCCCCCTGATTGGGACAGGGTCATCAGGCCACGCATCCTGGCAAGGGATAGGGCCTGCACACTACGCACGCATTGTTGGGGCGCACGCAGTACTGAGGTCGATCACATCGGGGATGCAAGCGATCACAGCGATGCGAACCTTCGAGGTGTGTGCACTAGGTGTCACGCACATCGCACTGGTCAGCAAGGTGCAGAGGCGATGCACGCTCGTCGTCACTCAAGGCTACGTACGCCACCCGAGCGACCATCACTGAGTGCAATGTACTAACTAATTGTGATGATGGCAGGTGGGGGGTACCCCTCCCCCAGGGGTGCCCTGCG